TAAGTGCTAGGGATAGAATTAAAAACTATGCTTGCTTGATTAGATGCACAAATATATTCCGCTATCTTTACATAAGTGTTAGCCATTTATGCCGCCTTTATTCCGTAAAGGGTAAATGTTGAGCCTGATGTGTATTGGTGAGCGCCTGTCGTACTGAGTGACATTGAAGTGATTGCTGAAGTGCTACGCCAAAGCCCTACTATTGCGTCGACGCCGCGGCCTGAGGCTGCATTGTTGCCACGAGTTAAAACCGTTTTGAAAGTGGTGGCGTTTGAATAGTTCATGAATTGACTGATGAACACGGTCGCAGCTGGCGCAATATCGTTGACCGAATAATAACCAGTTGGCATTGCGGTTTTGTTTGACTCACGATAAGAACCTGCGGCTGAGCCAGTACCGAAAAGGTCTGTCCAACTGTAATTTGTTCCGGTGTCGCCGTTGAATTGCAATCTCGTTTCATATTGGTTTGCAACAAAAGCATTTTGGACGAGAATTAAATCTGTGTAGGTTTGAGGTATTGAGCTAAAAGTGACCGTTGTGACTGAAGTACTGACCGTATGGGTCGCTATTGGTTCGTAGGTTTTTGGCATTACTTCACCCCGTATAGCGCAAAAGTAGAGTTTTGCACTAAGTTTCCGTCATAGGCAGTTAATTTGATACTGGTAACCGCTGCGGTATTTTTCCATAAATGAGAAGTCAGGTATGAGCTACCGCCGCCATTAGTATCAAAGCCAGTCAAAGTGCGGCTAGTTTTATTTTTGTTGGTGTTTGAATAATCCAAAATATCTATGACGCCAACACCAAAAATGCCGCTAGTTATGCTGTTATTTGGAACCCAGCCAAAATAATTTGGGCCATTGTTTGCTCCAACGGTAGCACTAGCGCCGTTGCCCCTTATGTAGTGAGAATAATAGTTGGTAGTAGTTGTATCAGAATTGAACTCACCTCGCATAGCTGAAGGGTCGGCTGCGCCATAAGCGCCCGCGCAGCGAGCCAAATAGCGAATTTGTAAATGCTTATAGGTTCCCACTATTGAAGTGAATTCGACCGAAGCCTGACCAGCGCCAGCGGTGACGGTTACTGTTGCAATAGACTCAAAGTCGCCAACCCCTGACATTGACGAAGCAAAAATCCCCAGAATTGGTGACATTAGGCCAGATCGCCCACAACTGTAAACGTGTTGCTTGCGGTGCAAATAATTGTTGCGGCTGAATACTGAGCGCGAAGCTTTGGAGCTGACGCAGTTCCGCCGGTTGAAGTTATCGTCACGCCTGCACCCTGCGCCAAAGTAACTTGGCCAGCTCCGATTTGCTGAATGTTAATTGTGTTACCAGCTGCAAAGACTGAAGGTGGCACTGTCAAAGTTATGCCCGAAGCATTTGAAAGAGTTACAAGCTTGCCAAGATCAGCTGCAACCAAAGTGTAAGTTGTGCCTGTTTGTGCGTTGAATGACAAGGTTGTGTCGTCTTGCTCAGTCCAAACGAAATCCAAATCCGTTCCAGAATTCTTTGCTAAGACTTGACCGGTGCTTCCACCTTTAAGATCGACGAAAGAAGTGTCGATCGAGTTGCCAAGAGTACGCATGGCCGCTGCGCCGTCTTTGACCAAATCTGTGTCGTCGGGTGTCTCCCAGCCGAAGTTTGTGGTTGTGGCCATTTCTGCTCCTTTAAGCGACGATTGTCGCGTCTATCCATTCAAGTGTAGGCGATAAGGTGTTCCAAGTCTCTAAGACACTCACGTCTTCCCACTTCATGCTTTGCAAGCTGAAAGCGGTTGGCGATAGCGTCAAAGTCAGATCGAGTCGGTTATATCCTGCACGCCAAGACCAACCTTCGACAAAGCCCTGAAAGCCGCCGTTGATCATGTTGGCTGGTAAGTCAGTGATGTTTAGTGGCAAGCCCATGAAGACATTTAAAAGCGCGTCACGGTCTGAGTCGTCAATTTCAGAATTGCCAAGACTGAAAGTGATCGAATTGAATTGGTCTTGTGGGAAGGCTCGAATTCCCAAATAGAAAAGAGCTTGTGACTCAGCGTCGGCTTGATTGTGCAGAGTCGTTGAAATGATCTGCGCCTGCGCCCCATATTGGCTTATTGACTCAGCCGAAGAAGCTGTCTCTGACCCTGCCCGATATTCAATGTTGACGTAATTTCGAAGGTCGCCAAGTCGTTTGATGATACGGATACCAGCTGCCAAAGCGTCGTTTGCGCTCACGGTTGTGTAACCGTTGGTTGCTAGGTAAGTGCTGCGGTGCGTGCTGTCTGCGTACCCAATGCGGCCTTGATTGTCTTCGTATAAGTAGCCGAGGCCGCTAGTGGCCAATCCTGAAACAAGCGAGTAAATGTCAATGGCCGAAGATGAGCGCGCCATAAGCTCATAATTTCCTTCGTCGATCTCGCCAAGACCTGAATTCTCAGCATTTGCCCAATCGACCGTCGGGTCGTATCCAGCCCAAGTCTCGGCAGCTGGCACTTCCGCCCAAGTGTTAAAAAGGGTTTGACTTAAAATGTCATAAATTTGAATTCCGTCAAGGTCTTTGGAAAGCACGCCGTTGGTCAAAGTCTTTGGCAGCTTCGACAATGCTCCAAGTGCCGTAAGTTTTATCAGCTCATTGACCCCGCCAGTACCGGTCGAGTCGACCATTGTTTCAATATCAGTCACGTCGCCACCGAAAAGGTTGACGAAAGTTCCAGCTGAGTTTTTGACTCGAATGGTTACCCCGTCGTTGACGTCGATCGTGATTGGTGTCAAGTCAAGATTGAGAATATCCACCGTGCAATATCCTGCGCGCGGCTGTGAATAAATATCGCTGCGACCGCTAACAATGGTCAGATTGGAAAGCGTCACGTTTGTGTAATCGACGCCGTTGATTGCCAACGACCATTCAGGTGACCATTGCGTCATTACAAGAACAACGCTTCCGCACCGAGAGCGCCGCGGCCATAGCTACGGTTTAGCACGTCGACGATCGAGCGCGCAGCTCCTTCAGGGTCTCCGACAATTCCTTGATTTATTGTGACGTTGACTGGCGCTGCCATTTCAGCCCGTCGAATTGCGGAGCTTTGCGTTAACGCTGAGCTGTACGGTGTAGCAACTGAAGCGGCTGCTTGTGAGCCACTTGACGCAGCTGCGGCCACGCCTGAACTTCCGCCTGAAACCGTCGGAACTGGGATACTTGGAACGGCTGGAATTGAACCGCCGAGAACGCCCGAAATGCTCGAACCGCTTGAAACGCTGGGCGCGCTAAGCGTTGGCTTTGAAATCGTCGGAATGTTTGGCAATAGTGGAACGGCGTTGTAGGCGCGAATGAGAGCGTTAATACCGTCGATCGCTCCGCCAATAAGTCCGTTGATGACTTTGATTACCCCAGCGATTACGTCAATGACGCCACCTGCAATCTTGCCCACAACTTGCAAAGCTCCACCCAAGACCGTGCCAATGACCGGCGCAAGGTAGGTCGCGATATATGAACCGAAAACCTTGAACGTTTCTAGGTTGTCGCCAATGGCGTCTTTTACGTAATTGAAAGCCTTTACAAGTCCGCTGATGATTGGCGTGAACACGTTTGTGATTAGCGTTCCGACTTGGGTGATGTAACCGCCAAGCCCGCCCTTTTCTAAGCTGAAGGCGCTGGCAAATTTGTTGATGATTGGCAATGCGTTGTTGTTGATGAACGTCATTACCTTTTCAAGAATTGGAAGCAAAGCAAAGCCAATCGTTTCTTTGGCTTCGTCGAAGGCCACTTGCATTCGAGCAATGCGCCCTGAATAAGTTTCTGCGTTGGCCGCAGCTGCTCCACCGAACAAGTCTGTAAGTTTTGTCTGCACTTGATTGAATGACATTGTTTTGAGTTCGGCCGCTGATAGGCCAATCCCAAGTTTGCCCAATGAGGCACTGTTGCCGTCATAAGCTTTGGAAAGCGCATTCGCCACGGTTTCAAGTGGCTTGCCCGTAGCTGTTGAAACGTCGAGGGCGACCGCAAGCAAATCTTGAGCCTTAGTGAGTGAACCCGTTGAAATCGCTATACGTTGAAGCGCAGGCCGCAAAGCGTCGTCAGCCACGCCTGAAGCCAAAGACATTTGGAGAATTGCCGCTTCAGTTGCTTTGACTTGTGCGTCTGTCGCACCGGTGGCGGCCTCTAGGGCGCGCGCAAGTTGTGTCTGAGCCTTCTCGTCTTCGAGTGCAGCTTTGACCCCGTCAATGCCAATCTTGACCGCGTACGCTCCAGCTGCGGCGGCAGCTGCAACGAAGGCAGCGCCAATGACTTTGCCAGTCTTGGTGATCTTGTCGCCAAAGGTGTCAACGTCGGCGGTGGCCGTTTTTAAGGATTTGTTGAGGTTGTCAACGTCTCCAAGAATGGAGAGCTTTAGGGTACGACTTCCAGCCATTAGTCAAACCTCTTTACTATTTCGGCAAAACTTTCGTTCCAGCGTTTAACGATCTCAGGCTGAACACTTCGAAGGGTTGGGTATATCCACCAACCGCGTGAGCCACGGCCTTCACGCCCTGACCAAACTGGAAACTGTTTGAATTTATTTGAACCAAATTCAGCGCCGCCCCAAAGGTCTCTTGTGGTTGCACCGCCCGAAAACTTTTGAGAAGCAAAGCCGTAGCTGATCTCACCAATGCGTGAAGACTTTGAAACCTTTGAGCCTTCAGCGATACGGGTTGCAACTTTAGGAATGGCGCGAGTTGAACGAGCTGAGGCGGTGACTTTGCCTTGAACGAAGTCAGCAAGCGCCGACGACTTCTCTTTGGCCTGAGCTGTCGCTTCTTCGTCCATTGCTTTGAATGATCGAGTAATCGCACGAAGTTCGGATTTGTCGTAGGCGATTGCTTCAGTTGTCATTTGCTCGCCTTTCCAAAATTTCGATTGCGGTCAATATGTCTTCGGCTGTTTCGAATTCGGAAACTGGGAGACCCGTCGTCAACCGCAGCTCCCAAACTATTCGATTTAAGCTTCCGACTGGGTAGCTTTTGGGTTTTCTTCACCGACTGTCACGCCTGCGACTGTCTCGCACCACGCTTCAAAAGGTTTGACGGGTTTGCCAGCTGCTTCGCGCTTCATGGCGTGATAGGCCAAAAATACAAGATCAGAAATTCCAATCTTGTCTTGCGCTTGACTGATGATGTTGCCCGTTGACTTCTCCCACTTAATCCACTCAGGTGGCGCAGCCACGTAGGTGACC